GCTAGTTCAATTGATCCCGCAAACCAAAACCTTGATGGCACATTCACGTTCGATGAGATCGCGCTATACACCGACGGAGCTCCGCTGACGCCTACGGCGGGCGTTTGGCGCATCGACATGGGTGCACCATCAACACAGAATTCTGATACAGCAACAAGCCTCGCGGTCGGTAACTATGCATTCCAGATTCAGGTGGATGGCAGCAGTACTACAGAAACGCTTGTAGTTGCAGTTCCGACAGCAAATCCTACGTTTGGTGATCTTGCAGAAGGGATCAACTCTGGGAGTTGGTTGGTAAATGTTTCACCAGCCACATCTACAGTAATGCCTGGTGGATCGACTGTGTCCATCACCGATCTGAATGGAAACTATCCATCAATCATTGGAGCCAACACATTCGGCTTTCTGCAGTTTACCAGTCCTTCCTCAGGCGCCGGATCTAGTGTGGTGATTGGACCATCGCCTGGCATCTTTCCTGATCTATTTGCGTCGATCTTCCCGTTGGTCAACATTGGTGATCCAGGTGCAATCGACGGCGTAGCTGCTGGATCACAGAACGATCCCCTAAACGCCGATCAAGAAGCAGCACGCCTGCTAACGCATGTTGTATTCTCCCCTGTGCAGAAGACCGCAGATCGCACATTACGGATCACCTACACTCTCACAATCGCTGTAGCGCGCACGCAATAAAAAGGGGGCCGAAGCCCCCTCTCCTAACCACCCGTTGTCGGTGCTCTTACTGAGCATCCTCTGCTGGTGCGGCCGGGGCTTTCATCTGGACAACGCCTGCGCGAGCGAGTCCCATACGACCAGCACGTGGGTCAGTGATTTTGCCGTCTGGAGTGATGACTTTGACGAGCTGGTGGAAGTACGTCAGAGCGTTCATGCCATTACCCAGTGTGTGGTTACTCATCAGGTCCCACAGTTCCATTGTAGCAGCGTGACGGCTTGTGATTAGCTTAAAGATGCGCTGCTTATCGATGTTGTCGAGTGGGTTGAGCTCGATATACATGAGGTTACCGAACTCATCCTCTTTCATGATAGCACACTCACGCATTTCACCGGGAGACAGTTCTACCCACTTAACGTGATGATCAAACTCGCGGCTCTTTGCAACTCGAATCTGGTATTGTTCAGACATTTTGTGTTTCCTCCAAGGGTGGTTAGTCTTGAGATGCAATTATTTAGATCCCCTTGAGCGAGGGGTTACCTGCAAATAATGCAGCCTGGGGCCCAAACAAAAACCCTGGAATAATACCCATTAAGGTCTAAATAACAATGCTATAGCAAGGAGGCTAACATGGCGTGGAACAACATTGATACGTGGCGCAAGGGTCATATGGCGGTTGCAGAACTAGTAGACGCGTGGCGAGTGGTTCCACGTCTAATTGCCGCCGGCTATGCGTATATGTGTTGGAAAGTTGTGGTGTGGTATATGAATCTGGAACCGCACATGATTGAAGGGTGCGACCCAGCGGTATTGGGCGAGCGCTGTCTAGCGGTCACGCCTTCAACGCAGCATGCTGCGTTGGTGACTGCAGTTGTAGGCATCGCAGCAGCTGTATTTGGTCTGTACGCAAACTCAGGAAAGAAGTGGAACGGATTTACGTACTGGAACAAGAGCGATACAGGCTCCGTTAGTCCGCCGCCGGGTATCCAGGCACCGGCCGCGGCGCAGGGCGCCGAACGCGTAGAGGAATCCCAAGTGCCACGTCCATAATTTCTTCGATCGGATAGCGGCACTTCAACATCTCACCCGTCGATGTATTGATGGCGTAGTCAGCGTATTGTAGGAGCTGGTAATACCGATCTTCGGGGTCAATGGGAGGGACGTACGGAAGCACGTCCCTGGCAATATAAAGAACTAGCACATGCCCTAGTCTATTTTCGAAACGGCGCTTTTCGTATTCTTTCATCGGCTCAACATCGGTACAAAGTTGTCAATGCTTTCTTTAATCTTCCTCAGCTCATACTTACCGAGGAAGCGCAAGAAATGGAAGTGGCTGTACTTGCCAGGATCTGCCATCTCTTTTTCGATTACACCACAAATCAGTTCCCGGATTTCCTCTGGCTGAGCGCGAAGATCCATCAGTAGCCTATTCTCTTCAAACAGATCCTTGACTCGGAACTCACGGAATTCAGGTGTGTCGGGAATGCCAACTGTCCATGTTTCCTGCATGAGGTTAGCGTGTTCGTAAGGCTCGGTGTATGCTTTGCGGATTCGTGTCTTGCGGATTCTCGGCAAAGCGCTCATTACATTGTCCCCGGCGTCTCCACGAAGGCACTTTTGGAACATGAAGAAGTCAACATCACCATCGTACTCTTCTTCGAGTAGAGGGCGCCGACTTTTCCCTGTCGCCGGATCAATCAGGTCAATGTTTTCGTTTCGTAGAAGCTGAATGAAGTCTTGGTCAGCACTTACGATTGTGATCCTGTTGTCGTCACCGTATGCGTCGACGAACCCACCAACAAGATCGTCAGCTTCAAGTAGAGCAGCGCCAAGACATACTACCGCAGACTGCTCACGCATCAGATCTTCAAACTCATTGAGGAGCTTGAGAAATTCTCGATACTTTGCCTGCTGCGCTGGGGACATGTCCTTACGCCGGTTACCTTTGTATGGTCTACCGGAGATGCACAGATCTGGGTCGTTGGTATACGCTTTGCGCCAGGAGCTCCGATCGAACGTCATGACGACTTTGTTGGGGTTGTATTCGCGGAAGTATTTGTTGAGCATGGTCAGCGCTTGATGGTGCGCCAACCCTGCAATCGTTTCTTCGTCTTCGCTTTTGTTAGCAAAGAAGGTCCTGTGTAGCAGGTTCGAGATATCAAACACCAGATAGTGATTCACCGTCATCCTCTTGTACTGTAATTTCGTCGAAGTCGGGATCCTGAACGGCGTATTGCTGCGCCATGTCTTCTGCGACAACCTGCATCGTCATCAGAAGGTATTTCTGAATCATCTGTTGCTCGTCAACGCCGGTGTACCCCGCGGCTCTTAGCTTCTTGATGAACGCCTTGTTCCAGTCGAGACGAACTTCAATCCCTTTCTCGGGATCCTCTTCCACCCCCAACCATTTAACCCATGGCGTCGGACTATCTGCATACACCTCGCGCTCAGGATCCACCACACGAACTGGTTGAGGGGGCAAATTCTCAATATGCTCTTCAACGCGTTGTTCAACTTTCTCTTGAATACTGCCTTCGTATTCTTCGATAGTCCGAGACAGCATTGTTCGCAGCTTCTGCTGATCACTATAGAGCTTCCAAAAAGCGAGTGCAACAACTACTGCTACTGCGATTGTGATTAGATGAGTTAGATTGAGTGTGATTTCCATATTATCCTACTTGAGGGATGACGAAGAGATTGATACCGTTCATCTCTAGGTTCAGAATTCCCTTCTGACCGACAGCAAATGTTCCTCCGGCATTCTCACGAAAGAGAGGTAGAACAATCTTTAGGGGATAGTTGTGAACAAAATCGGTCGTACCGCCGTTCAGAGATTCTACGGTTGCTTCGTAAGTATGTGTGAACTTGTCATTATTTACGTCGTACATTTCGAAGGAGACCCCATTAGCGTTGCTAATGATGCGCACAGAGTCTGCACCCATTGCCGCTTGTCCCTTCTGCAGTAGTACTACCGCATCAGCATCGAGAGGTACCAAGCACGCCATCTCGTCCTTAGTTGATTTTGGGGCTTTAATCTGCTCTGGGTTCGGGCAGCGGAAATCAACCTTGACGCCCTTGGCAGTGATCAGCAGTGTTTTAGCCCATCCATTTTCGTCGTCCAGCGTAGCTGTGACTTCAAAGTTGTCTTGTCCCTTGGCTAGCTCAAGGCGGGATTGTAATACGCCGATTCGACTAATACCGATGGAATTGAACGGTAGCTCATCGTCCAGCGCATGATTAATGATGACGGTTTTTTTGTCGTCCATTGCGCGGATCAGGCCTTGCTCGATGATTACATCATCGATACCGACCTGCCGTGCTGTTGCCATCACGTTCTCCATAAACGATACGAAGGTGTGGTCTAGTTTCATTGGTTGTCTCCCTTGAGTTCTGGCGATGTGCCTTCCTGGCGTTCGTGAAGAGGTACAAGATCATCCACCTCGAGCTCCACTAGACCTCTATTCTGTTGATTGAACACATCCTCAACCAGCTTCGCGCGCTGGTCGCGGTTGAACGTGAAGATATTTGCTTTGTCGTTGATAACGCAACTGTCGCGTGCAATCTGCACCAACATCATTGCTTGTAGGTTTGAAAGTCGCATTAATTGATACTCCTAGAATTCAAGTAGCGATACAACATGGTCTTCGTGACGCCGTTGTGCAAGTTCTTTTTCGTTCATCCATTCTACCACGCGAACCCCCTCCACCTGGTTCAACCACTCTGCTACAATATGGCGGTGGCAGAACTCTGTGGGCGATTCATAACACAATAGAAACGCACCCTCCGGCAAAGCATCGGCGACCTCCTTAGGATCTAACTTTGTAGCTGCCAGTTCCTCGAGGTATTGCTCGCGGTACTGCGCCGGGGTCATCCCACCTTCTTTGTAAGCCCCGAGCAAAGCCCATGAGGGTGCAAGTGCAGGAATTCTATCACCGGTGTACCACCGCGGCGGCCCGGCACTGATAGCGAAGGCGTTTTCTGAACCGCCGTTTCGTGCGTAGTTAGATGTATAGATGGTTTTCATTAGAACTCCAAAAGGTCATCTACCAGCAGTGATTGAGCCGAGGGGACACCGTAACCGATTGCTGTGATGATGTTCTTCAGCGGGTTATCAACCAAACGCTCAACGTGCATTTCGCGATTGATTGGATAGTTATCCAGGAACCACTTCGGTACGAAGTCCGCATCGGTAGGCAACGCGATGCTCTTGTAACGACCAATCGGTCTAGCCAGATAGAACACTCGAATTTTCATACCTGACGTGATTGGCATGCTGTCGTGATCATTGTACTGCTTGAGACACTCGTTGTAGTGAATAGCAGCGGCTACGTGTCCGGGAAGTCGCTGGCCGTCGCCATACACTTGCATCTTCGCGGTGTATTCTTCGATTCCTTTGATTCCTTTGGGGATGCCGATTGCTACGATATCGTCGGTTGTGCGGATGTACGTCTTGAAGTCGACGATGTCTCTTGCGATGTCGTCCCAACTTTCGCCTTTGAGTAGACGACCGACGAACTCATTAAGCACCTTAGAGATTGCCACTGGCAATGTGGTCTTTTTGGTATCGAGGCCCATTACCTTCAGCTTGTCGACGGCTTTGCCTTCATCGTCAACCACCCGCAGAATGTATCGCTTCTTCTGCACGAAGATACCGCGCGACGCGACGACCTCACGGCCAGCTGCAATGATGTCGTCGAACCCATCTGTACACAAGAAATTCTCTCTCATGAACCGCTGAAAGGACCTATTAGCGAACTCGCCGACTGCATCAGCGATCGCGATTGCTTCTTCCTGGTTTTGAGCATAGGTCCTAAAGTAGGCGGAGTCCGTATCGCCGTAGACAACACAGACATCGTCTGTGTATCCTTTGTGTTCCTTGCCATTAGAGTCGAGCTCGGTTTTGTTTGGCAGCGTATACTGACCGTTCAGCGCTTCACACGCAGTGGCGCACATATGTTGCAGAATGCAACGGCCAGTTGCTGTTGTACTCTCACCCATTCGCTTGTCGTTATACCGGAAGTAAGCGTTTGTGAGTGCACCGTAGTAGCTGTTCAGCTTGATCTTGTAGACGTACTGCAGGCGGTCGTAGTATGCCTCTTTTTCTGCATCACCCTCGCCGCGAGCTGTTTTCATCAGAGCCTTGTATTCGTTCCGCTTCGCGTACCATGTTTCAAGAATCGTTGGGATGATTCCTTTCTCGTTCTGATCAAACACGGTACCGTATCCACTTATAGCCCAACGCTTCTCTATGAAGTAGTCGCGCCACTCATCAGCTGTTTTGGTGTCCTGCGTGAAGTCTTCATACTGGAACGTTAGAGACACCATCGATCCCTTTGCAATCTCAGCATGAGCTTTGGTCGCTTGCAGAAACTGCCCGACAATCTTTTCGGGGCTGATGTTCAGAGAACGGATCGCCGACGGGTAAAGGGAGTTGATGTCGATTGATCCAATCCACTCGTGCATCCCGATGTTCGGAATCAGCACACACGCGCCTTCGATACCACCGTCGGTGTCTTCGATGGTGTTGTCTGGCACACGCTGGTTGAGTTCGTGAATACAGAAAGCGTTGGTTGCCAGTTCAGCGAGCTTAATCGTCCCCGTGACGTGAGGCATCAGGCCCGTCGAGATGTGATACATCTCGTTCGCGAGCTGCACGTAAGCAAGCTTGTCCTCGAAGCCATTCAGGACCTCTGTATCTCGAACGTTGTATCGAGCAAAGTGGGGTAGATCGTCTGCGTAGAGCTTTTCGAGAGTCCCATCGTATTCTAACTTACGTAGGTCGGGCAGGACTTCTTCGGAGATTGATTCGAGTTTGTACGACGGTCTTTCTGCTACCTCATACTTTTTGAACAGCTGCATGTAGTCCACGCTAATTCTACCTTGCGGATCGAGCAGCAGTTGTTCCACGTTGAAGATCTCGACGGTACGCCACCGCGGTGCCGTTGCTTCAGGAAACGAAAGCATTCTGAAGTACTTGTCGCCAAGCACCGTCTCAAGGCGCTTGCCGATGTACGGAATATCGAAGAGATCACTGTTCCAGCCGCACATCACGTCTGTGTCTTCAATCTCATCTAGAAGCGTTAACAGAAGCTCAACCTCACCACTGCAGATAACCACATCCTCGACAGCTAGTGACTCGGGTAGGGGTTCTACCTCGTTCATCGCATCGTACAGTTCTTGGGACGTGATTCCCTTGAATTTCGGGGATGGCGTGAGCAGCAGGATTGTTTGGTTTTTCCACCGGTGGTGTATAGCGACTGAGTTGATCTCTGCGTATGGGTTTTTCACCGAGCTAAACCCAATGGCCGATTTGTAGTCAACCTCGATATCGAGGAACGTAACATTCAGCTGCGGAGCGGGCGCTTGGTAGTACGTCTCACAAAGTACTTTGAGATCTGGTGGGATGTCTGACTCAAACATCGGGACGCGTGCCGCTTCAAAGCTCGCACGCGCTTGTTGCATTTCTGATGACGATGTGAAATCGTGACGAACGAGCTTATCGCCAAAGATACTCGTATAACCAGGAGTACCCTTTCCATCGCCAGTATCGGGGGTGAAGAAATAGTAAGGGGCAGGGTAGGTAACAACCTCCCTGCCATTCTCACCGCGCTCCCATACGATCACCTCGTCGCGCATGCGTTGCGCAGAGATGTACGACATTAGGCTGCCTCGTTGTTGCCGCGGAACGATGCATCAGCCATAGACTCATACAGCTGCGCGAACTCCTCATTCTCTTGCTGGAGTGTTGCAAACTCTTGCTTGTACATCGTGCGAACGAGTTTGTTCACGATCTTCTTCGGAATACCAAAGGTATCAGCGATCGCTTCGTTGTGATCTTTGAGAGCTTCCTTCTTCATGTCGATTTCTTGCTGGATATGAGTTCCATCAACAACGGCCGCTTTCAATTCAGCCAGTTTGCGTGGATCAGATGGGATGTTGTCGGACATTGAGACCTTCTCCTTCTTGTTGTTATACGGAGAAGCATAATGATACCGGATTGGGTTTACAACGAGGACGCGTAGAATATATGATCATCAACTACAGCAACGCGCTGGAACCTACGAGCCCACTCGGGCGGATCGATCCAGTTAGCGCGATAGTGATCAGCACCATACGTGAAATCGACAATTCGCGATTCGGGGTCAGTCAGCACCGATGCGATAGCTTGCGCTCTAGCGAAAGCTTGTTGATCGGTTGGGTAGTCGGATCGACCATCGCAGAACCAAGAGAATTGGCACATATTGCGAACTGGGAGACCGTTAGCGTGCCAGTGCAGCGTTTGCTGCACAACACCACAGATGTCATTTGGGAATCGATCATCCGCAACACGCTTGATAGTCACAATGCCAACAGCTAGTTGCCCTCGAGTTGATTGACCCCGCGCTTCGTGGTAAATGTTGATGGCTAGACACCGCCGCTCTTCGGGGGTGACGTTTGCGATAGTCGGTACCAGCTGTGAGGCATGCTCTTCGAACTCACTGCGGGTTGTATCATACCTACTAACGCGATCGATCGAAGTGTGCGTAGGGAGATCTACAGTACGAACGACCGTATCAGGGATGGTTCCGATTCTGATGAAGACGAGTCCGACGGTGAACAGGATAGCATGTACGGTATTGAGCCGCATTTCATACTCCCTTCATTATACCCAATTGACGCCATTATACACGGCTAGTGTGAGGTGATCAACTCATGTACGGCTTAAGCCAGGCGCGAAAATCCCCTGGGAAATCGGTGGGTTGGTATAGAAAAGGCTCCGTAGCAGCGATATGGAACCTGATTTGGAAGAGCTCTCCGGCTAGAACGGGTGCAGTTCTGTGGAGGAAATGTGGATCGCTGGGAAAGACTACCAACGTCCCACGCTCCGGTTGGAAGCCAAATCCGTGTTGTGCAAATTCTAGCTTACCGCCCATCACCTCGAAATTGGGGTCAAACGGTGGCTGAGATTGGTGATCCATCATGAACGCAACGCATGTCAGATCGCGGTCGCGCACACGAACCCACTTCTTTCGGAGATATTCGCTGTTCCCACACTTCCAATCATCTTTCCCTTCCTCCACGTGCCACTCAAATACTGGACGTTCGGTACCTCGGTATTCGATGTTATAGTGGTCTTCGATCTCTTCGATGTAGGGTTCAAACCGTTCGAACACACCTTTCTCGTGCTTGGCACTATGACGGATAGATGTGATGGGATCGCCCTGTGGGTCAGTATCAGGGACCGTAACGTCCAAATCGGCGATAATTTGCTCGCACATAAGCGGCGAGAGGAAGTTGCGAAATACTAGGAACGGGGATTTTGGTGTCATTAGTAATCGACGTCGTTGAGGCGCTCAACAGCTTCAGTTTGCAGCACCCGAACAAGTTCTTTTAGAGTTAGGTTCGAGTTCTCGAAGATTGTAAACAACTGCGCAGCGGCTTCCTTATCGACGCCTGGCTCCTCATGTTCAAAGATGACTTCTTCTTGTGCCAGCTCTTCGGAGAGCTGTTGGATTGCGATGTCGGCGAGCTCTTCTTCCGTGCACTCTTCCTTGATGATGTTTGGATCGATGATGAAGTTACCCGCCTCCAGAGCATTTTGACCGATCAAGAAGGGGTGATCCATGTGATCGCGGTCATTGAGGTTGACCTTAACATCTTTCAGCATCTTATCGGCAATCTTGATGTTCAGCGACACTACGGGGCGGTACACTGTTTCTTCTGATGATGGGATACGCACCGCCTGCTGATCGACTAGAGGTAGAGTGAATCGATTGTCCGACAGATCGGGGTTCATAAAGCTGACGCGACGCGCTTCTCTGTCTACTTGGATGTCCTCAGCGTGCATCGAGCAGATTGATGCGCCGGTATCTACTTTACCGGTCATTTCCTTGCCGGTTGGTAGGTCAACGACCATTACTTTAACGATATCAGGAATGATGCGATCGTCGTCGATTTGGCTCATCCCTTCCATCGTGCTACGCATACCTCCAAAACGCGCAGAAGACATCAGCCTAACGTCATTCGGAACAATGTGCATGTTGTTTGTGTTCGCGCGCCAGATGAATACCAGCCAGTTCGCCATGTTCTTGTCCTTGGCGCTCTGCACGTTTTGAGGCTGCTTGCGAACGGTGTAGATCATCAGACCTGGGTTGTTCTTTTCTAGCATTGCCTGCATGCTGTGCTCGGAGCTGCGCAGGAACACGAACTGCACGCCATCGATTGTTAACAGATCGACGCCGTCTTGCCCTTGATCGGTGAAGTGAACCTGACCGCCTTTGAATTCTTGCTCGAGAGCACTTAGGTTTGCGTACTTTTTCATGTATTGCGACCCTTCATATCGTCGTAGAAGGTATTTATGCGGTCTAACAGGGGCCCAACGTAATCATCAATCTTTCTACGATACACCATTGGCATCATGCCCTTTTCAACGGCAATGACGACCGCAATATCCTCAATCGGTTCATCGAACAGTTCGAAATACATAATCGCGTACGCCGTGCACTGCAAGAAATAGTCTTGCACCATACTTTCGTCTTTGTTGTTGTTCGAAGTCTTGAAGTCGATTACTGACAGCGTTCCGTCATACTCGCCGATGCAGTCGACCGTACCGGCAAGGCGTAACTGCTCGCTGTACATGAACAGTTCTTGTGCTCGAATATTGTTGATTTTGTTCAGACGGACCTTAATCTGATTGAACAGCCGCGCGTGCTCAGCCTTATAACCCTTAGTTGGGTTTTTGTCGTTCATCAAGTACTTTTCTGCCATCTCATGAACGGCAGTGCCGCGCTGCGCGCATCTCTTTTGCTCGCGATCAGCTTTTGCATCGCCCAGCATGTTGCGCCAGTTTTCTAGCCACGGCTTGTCACCGTGACCGAGTACTGTAGTGATCGAAGGATAGGCTTCGCCGTTAGGACAACGATACCAGCGCTGAGAACCGCGCTGCTCTCGCTCAATGGGGCCTAGGTCGTAAGGTGTTCCAAGAGTTGTAAACCGTGACATAACGGTATTTACTCTACCTTAACCCGCAGGTTAAGGGAACAGTTAATTGCCAGAAAGTCGCTTATTTAGCTTAGATACAAGTTTGGAGCTGGCGGTGCGCTTAGTGATGCGAGCTTTGCGGCGAATCACGCCACCCTTGGTTCGCATGACCTTGCGCCCCTGGCGCTTCTTCTTGGGGTCGGCCCGCGTCATGCATAGCTTGGGGTCTGAAACAACCTTGCCTTCTTTTGGGCCAGAAGTACAACGATACATCTTCTTAACCTGCTTACCAGTGCGCTTGTATGCACGCTTAGCAGCCTCTTCGATGATCTCTTCATTCTCACCTACGTACACAATCTCGCAGTCGACACACTCGTCTTCCTGAATAATGCCATAGATCTCTTTGAGCAGGCTCATGGTGTTTCCTTTACTTTACCGTTTTTGGCTTACGCGACTGGCTCTGACGCTTTAGGCGCTTATTCGCCTTACGAACCATGCGCGACGTGTTGGTCTTCAGGGAGATTTTTGACTTGCGAATACGCAGTCCCTTGTGTTCGGCAGCGATCTTTCGACCGGCGAGTACACGTGCCATGGATTTGCGCTTTACGCACGTTTTGGGATCGGCAACTAGGCGACCTTTCTTTTCGCCAGCAGCACAGCGGAACTTGCGAGTCATCTTCTTTCCTTCACGGCGGAAAGCAGAGATCGCCCGCTCGTTGAGGATCTCATCGTTCTCGTCTACGTGTACCCATTCTCCTTCGATCAGGCACTCGTCGCAATCTTCATCGCGAATTAGTTCATACAGTTCTGCTAGCAAACTCATGTTATGCTCGTGCTCCCACTTCCTGGCGAGACCCACCTGCACTCGTGACACGATCTACCGCGGTCTTTTTCATTTGCTCTATGCGCTTCTGCTCGGGGTCACGTCGCACCGCTTGGCGGTAGAGCCTTTGAAATTCTGCAGGATTGGTTCTCAGCAAATTCGTTTTTGACTTCAGCTGAGGTGTTCGTTCAACGAAGTCTTGATCAATAGACATGTTCTCTGTCTCTGCTTGCTCAAGCAAGTACTCTTTGAATGTGATGTTAGCCATTATTTGTTACCCAAGTATTTGAACAAGTAGCGTAGAAAGTCTTGCGGGTCCATCTTGCCGTCCCCGTCGCCATCTACTTTACCAAAGACGTTCACCTTACCGCCTTCGAGATCTTCCTCCTGCTCGACGCCGTCCATACCAGCGGAGTTGTCCGCTGCTATATCGTGCTTCCAGCGAGCTAGTTGCGCGAGGCGCTTAGCCTCTTTATCGCCTTCCTTCTTGTTTTTATAGTACGCTTCCATGTCAAGAATTTGCTCTTCTTGACGAACCTTGGCCATTGCAGCTTCGCGTTCAGCCTCGGCCTTCTTTGCCTCCGCTTCGGCTTCTTTTGCCGACGCTTCGGCTGCAGCTGCATCTTGCTGAGATTTGAGTAGGTCGATTACTTGCGACAGCATCGACATTTGGTCGAATTCGTCTCCGCCTTCTTCGTCGGCCTCCATATCAAGGTCTTCGTCGTCGAGGTCGCCTTCTTCAGCGCTCAGATCACCTTCCTCGTTGCCCTCGGCATCGTCTAGCGTCTCTTCGTTTGCAGCGGTCGCGTCTTCCTCTTCGTCTTCTTCAATCTCAGGCCAAACCACATCAACAATTGTAAAGCGATCGCGAAGTTTGAAAAGGACCTCTGCAATCTCCATCGACGACATATCTGTCTCGGATTCTTCTTCGTCGTCGCCGTGTAGCATGTGCGACAGTGCTGTTTCGAAGTCATCGGCTTCCTCAGAGGCAACACGAACGCGAACAACGTTACCGTTTTCGTCCTCGAGCCCGAACATCTTTGTATCTTCTAGATGCTTAGCCTTCTTGTCGGCAGCCTGCATCTTCGACTTGACAGCCTCGGCGTCAAATGTTTGGTCGGCCTCAGCAACGACCGTCATCGTCATGAAGTTGCCAACCGGCTTCAGACGACTGCGAATTTCCATCTCTCGCTTCAGGCCTTTCTTAGAAGCCTTGGCACCGAGTACGCTACGGAAGCCTGCAATAGCACCAGCTGTCGTGGCGCCACCTGCAGCCATCTCGGAGATTACTTCTTTGAGTAGTGACATTAAGACCGTCCTATCGATAGTGAATCGATGGTATTTATTCTGGTGGGCAGGTGGGCAACAAAAAAACCCGGACAGCGCTGCCCGGGTTTCGTGTGGTAGAACGGAACTCTATTAGAGAATTTCGGTCTGATCAGGTTTGAAAGTTCGCCACTTCGGATCTAGTTGAATTCCTTTCGAGTGGTCTAGCCAATCTTCAAACGAGAAAGCAGTTCGCATGTGCTGTTTGAGATATGCTGCATACTCTGTGTAGTGATCACCTAGACTTTCACGAAGAGGTTGTGGAACGCTTGTAACGTCCAGTGCCTTGATGTTTGACGGAACGACAGTGGGAATCACCACACGTTCCGTCACTTCATCATCTTTCGTGTACCGAATAGTAGCGACTTCACCTACCTTCAGTTTACTCTGCGTCATCAGCAGGAATGTCCAGTACTGCAGCGCCTTCGTCGTTAGCCACTGGAACGGCCTCAGCCGCGGCCGCCTCTGCTGCAGCTACCTCACGGACACCAGCCTGAACCTGGCCAGCAAGCTGTCGGCATGCAGCATCGAGCTGTGCAAAGCTTTTCTGGGCTGCTGCTCGATCGGCGACCCAGACGTCGTAGGTTGCGATCAGAGCCCGGAGCTGATCCGGCAGTTCATCTACGACGTAGGCGACGTCGTCTACCAGTACTTCGCGTGGCTTGGTTGCCTGTGCTTCTTCGTTCATTATACTTCTCCTTAAGGGTTATGTGTTATGGATCTGTTGATGTGTTTGACGCGCGTCAGTCTATATCGAACAGATCGTCCAGCGTGTCGATTGGATCTCGACCTGACTGTGTACCCGCTATATATGACGCTTCATCAGCGCCCATCGTTGGGGGTCTGGTAGGATCGCTTCTAGACGGTAGCGTTACCGCTTGCACGCTTGGTGAGTCCGCATCTACCACACGGATATTTGCCTGCCACTTGAGAGTGACCATTTTACCAACACCATCACTAGTTCTGGTTTTGACAAACTGGAATCGGCATTCTCCTGCCGCTTTCATCGCTTCAGTTGCGATGATAGATATCCAGGTGTCAGAGGTGTTGATCTTACTGATACCACCAGCGACGTGACTTTGACGAATTCTCGTCTCGTCGACAGCACCACGGTTCTGCTGGGAAGCAGTTGCAACGGCGATGTTGTAGTCGTTACCGATATCACGGAGCTGTTCAGCAGCTCTCTTATCTTTCTCGAAGACGTTGTCCGCAGACACCTTTTCGTTAGATCCCATGATGTCGAGATAGTCGACAATCAGAATGTCAGGGATGTAGCCCTTCTTGAGCTCGTATTCCTTCAGATAAGCACGAATGTCACGTGCAGTTGTTCCTGAATTCATACGCTTGATAGTGATGTTCGCAGCGGTTTCTGCTTTTCGCTCAACCGATTGAATAATCTTTTCCTTGTTGTATTTCCACGTGGCGGTCGGCACACCGGAAATCATCGTATCGTATCGCTGAGACACGAGATCCTCTGACAGCTCCAGAGAGATGTACAGAACGCGTCGGCCCATCTCAGCTTGGTTGAGACCATAGTTCGCCAGGATGACGGATTTACCGACACCTGAGTTGGCCGAGAACACGAGAAGTTCTTTCCGCGCGTGACCACCAAATAGTAGTTCGTCGACCTCCTTCCATCCAGTAGATAGACGTGCTCCGGTCTTCTCTTGGCGTTCAAGTCGCTCACGAACATCTTCGAAATAGTCGAGGCCGATATCACGGTTCAACGAAATTGTTAGGGCGTCTCGGATTGTGGTCTCAACGGCTCCGTAGTTACCTTCTGCGACTAGCTTTGGTGCACCAAGGATCGCCCGCTCCAGCGCTGAATACTTGCAGAATTCTTCGATCTCGTCGGCAACGTATTCAATCTGGTCATGCGTGACCTGTTGCTCTTTGAGTTCGACGGATGTTTCTGCTGCGATCTGATCTGGCGAGGGGAGTGAGTTGTACTCGTCGTAGTAGTCTTTGAGGAACCGTACGGCTTTGCGGAACTCAGGATCAAAGTACTCCGGTTCCACAATCGATGCACACATGGCGAAGGTGTCGGGTGATGCAACGAGGAATTCGATTAGTAGTTGTTGTTTCTTTGTGCTTATTTCCATTCTTCTCTTTTCCTCCTTCTAGTGGGAGGTTTGGGTAGTAGTTGTTATACGATAAAGACTGGAGGATACACATCCTCAACAATGGTCTCAACTGCAAACAATTCAAACCCAGCCACAACGAAAGAGGTGATGGCCTGATCAGCTCCAATTCCCGTAGGGTCCAGGATCTGTCGGGTAATCCTATCAGCGTTAGCAAACGGTGGCAGGGAGAGAAGGATCAGCATATCTTCTGTGGGACTGCTGAAGTAGAATGACGAGTTGTCTGATACGCCAGGAGTATTGGGTAGATCGCCTAGATCAATAGTACGCACTTCATACTCGAGTCCGTTGACTACAATCGTGTCAGCGCTGTTCCACGGGGACACAGATGCTGGGAACGCATCTGCCGTGTATGCCGTGGGAAACTCCACGCCGAGTTCCACGTATGTAATTTCAACAGGAGCCGTCGGTGGTGTTGGAACGGTGTGGTCGATTAGCGTCGCAACCGTTAGCACGTTGTTGGTAGAAATCTGAATACGATCTGGTTCACCAATGGTGGTGCTTGTTGGTTGAAGCCTATTCGTCGTCCTTGCGATGAACTGAGCAATACCAGATTCGGGACGCGAGAAGTTCAATCGCATCGTGTTAGAGTTGATGATCTCAACTTCAAAATCATCTGAATCCAGCTCCAGTCGTTGACTGGTTCCTGGTCGATCAACAGCAACCTGCACAACGGGGTTAGTATTCAGGTTGTGAGTTACGAGCCACGATGTCGATACAATTGTTTGTGTGTAGTCGAAAAGCACATTCCTTGGCTGCCTATTGGCGATTCCAGGAATGCGCTCAACGATTGCTGGGGTTCTTGCATCTTGCAAGCGATTTGTTTGAACCAACCGCCCAGAGCATCCCTCGGTAATCGTACACGCACCAATAGTCGTAACCCCTCGCTGGTTTTCAGCGAGTTGGATCAAGCGATTACAACCATTGCATCTGTATACGATTACGGCCATTACAGTTGGATCTTACTTGTGTCTAGATCAATGCCAGTAACGTTTTTCAAATACGCATTCTCGGCGTCGTTGTTTGCCTTTGCAGCCATGACAATGCAAGCGCGGTTAAGACTAACCGTGTCAGTATCGGTTGCTGTGAGCATTGCTGGTACAAATCCAAGCTGAACGCCATTGGGACCAGGCTGCGCAACGATTGCCATCGGATCCTTGATTACCATCTCGTGCTCCAGTTGCTCAACGCACCGAGCAACCACCTCTTCTCCGGAAGCGAGCTTGAACGTCATGATTTCATTTTGTGCCATGTGTTTCTCCGTATTGTATTTACAGACGGGCATATATCCCGTAGGTGTTGACAGCCATATAGTAGAGTTGAAGCACCACCAGCGCTGTTTCGTGCATTTTCATCCCTGCGTACAGCCAGCAGATAGTACCGGTGGTGTACAGGGCAAATGGCCATACCTCAAGTGCGGTCTGTGGTGATACAGCCACTACAGTCGCCGCTATCATTAGCGATATAGTACCGAGCCACTTAACCCAGGTGATGTGCTTTGGTAGTGTGGTATTGTTCAATTCTTAGCGTATTGAGGTAGGACTGGTATCTTAACCCGCTCACCCGATCGGCGCACAACCTCGTTGTTCTCAATCAGGTAATAGATCCTTGCAAGCTCAATTTCCTCTGCTGTCATTTGATTATCGTTGTACAGCTTGATTACACCGTACACAGTCTCACCAGCTCTAAATTGGTGATCCACAGTGTCATAGTGCTTGGGCATATTCTAACTCCCTTGGATTAATGACAACAATTCATCGTAGTCGGGGAATGCCGACTGACGAACTGCATAGTAAGCGGGGGTGTTATATATGATGATCTCAGCTCCGTGCTCAATACCTTCATCTAGGCGCTCTGAGCAATATGTGAACTTCAATAGATCCTGGAAGGTCTGCTCGGCTGCATCGCTGCTGAGGTTGTCGAAGATCGATTCATACACGGTTCTAAATTCGTGACTGGAGTTTGCCACCTCTTTAGAATACAGATATTTGAACCCATTGACGGGAAACACATAAAAGGGTTCGTATCCGTCGAGCGCTTCCTCTAGTACACCACTTGCAAATACAGCGCGCTGACGCAAATAGCCGAATTGATCGTCGAACGCTTCGTTGAAGGTTTCTACGAATTCTGAGGAGTGCTTACGTTTCCTCACCTTCACCCGATGAACATCGGAATAGTGTTCAGGTAGATTCTTAAACAGTGGGAGACCGTTAGCCCCCTCGATAAAGGAGCTAACGTGGTCTCCAACAGTTCGTAGAGCTGCGTGTTCTTGTGGGTTGAGTAACTGTCTGAGTTGCATAGGCGTATTTAGGCCTATGATTCTCACCCATTAAATTCAGCAGCTTCCTCTTCCATCAGCTTGATTAGGTCATTCGCACGCTGAATGACCTTTGGCAGCATGTACGGGGGGCATTGGTCCATTTCGTGGATTAGGTATGCGAAGTCGCATTGAAACTCATACAACTTCGATCCCTTCACGGCACGGGATCTTGGTCCAAAGGGTTCTGACGCCTTCTCAAAGGCGCGTCGGAGGTAATCCAGCACTTGACGCTGGTCGATTTCTTTTGCCATTGTTCTAGAACCTTACTGGCAGATTGTAGACAACGCTAACGTAATTAGCGCACCCGGGAACTAGCTTACTTATAGTCAGTCAGAGATCAACGGTGTTCTTTAGGGGGAATTACTTTGACCGCATTTGTTGGTCTAATCTCGCGCTCAAGGTCTTTGATGATCCCCATGGCCAGCTGATATAACCGTTGCGATACAAGTTGTTCAACATGAGGCTCAACGTCCTCCACCATCGTTACGAGGTGAAACTCTAGGTATTCCAGTAGTGCTTTCTTTTCAGCAGCTCTCATGCCAGCAACCCTTGACTCTAAGTACGCGGTTCTAGGATATTTAGCTATTGACGAATTGAAGGTACTAAATAACCCTACGCTTCCACCGCCCTGTGAAGACGTAACCAGAAAATACCTTGCATCGACCGGACACGGAGGTCTGGTGGGTGACCCATACGCTTTCAAAAATAAGAACAACAAGGAGAAGTACATGACAGCTGACCTCCCTATCGTCACAAAACGTGACGGCAGTAAGGAACCTCTCGACATTGAAAAGATCCACCAAGTCCTATTCTGGGCTACTGAGGGGATCACCGGAGTTTCAGTCTCCGACATCGAAATGAAGGCTAAGATCCAATTCTACGACGGCATCGCCACGCGTGATATCCATGGGATGCTAGTTCAAGCCGCGGCCGATCTGATCGACGAAAACAACACAAATTACCAATACGTTGCAGCGCGTCTCATGCTGTTCAACCTTCGGAAGGAAGTGCTTGGCCAGTTTGACCCAATTCCACTTCGCACGTTCGTTGAGCTCAACGTTAGTCGTGGTTTGTACGACGCTGCAATCTTTGACTACTACAACGACGAAGACTTCAAGAAGCTAGAAAAGATCGTTAAGCACGATCGTGATATGAACTTCACGTATGCCGCTATGAAGCAATTGCAAGGCAAATATCTCATGCAGCAGCGAAATACGGGGAAGATTTACGAAACGCCGCAGTATGCATACATCATGATTGCCGCAACGATGTTTGCTACGTATCCTGAAGAAACACGCATGCGATACGTCAAGGACTTTTACAATCAGGTTTCTCTTGGCGACAGCACACTACCAACTCCCATCATGGCTGGTGTTCGTACCCCCGATCGTCAGTATTCGTCGTGTGTGTTGATTGAGACGGATGACAGCCTTGATAGCATCATCGCGACGGCTGGCTCAATCGTTAAGTACATCTCCAACAAGGCTGGTATCGGCATCGGTGCTGGTCGCATTCGTGCAGAGGGTTCCCAGATTCGCAATGGTCAATCTGTTCATACGGGCGTCACGCCGTTCTTCCGCTTTTTCCAGTCAGCCGTAAAAAGCTGTTCACAGGGCGGAGTTCGCGGAGGAGCGGCGACGCTTTACGTCCCTCTTTGGCATGCTGAAATTGAGGACATCCTTGTTCTGAAGAACAACAAGGGCACGGAGGACAACCGCGTTCGCCGTCTTGACTACGGCATCCAGCTGAACAAGCTGATGTACGCTAGGTTCATCAAGGGTGGACACATCACACTTTTCTCACCACACGATGTGCCTGATTTGTACGAGGCGTTCTTCGAAGACCAAGAGGAATTCGAGCGTCTGTATGTCAAGTACGAAAACGACCGCAAGACGCCGAAGACAAAGGTACCTGCTAGTACCCTGTTCGCTAGTTTGATGACGGAACGAGCTGAGACGGGTCGCATCTATACGATGAACGTCGACCATGCCAACACTCACAGTTCATTCACGGTTCCTATCCGTATGTCGAACCTATGCTGTGAGATTGACCTACCGACTAAGCCTCTGAAGAGTCTTGATGATCCTGATGGAGAGATCTCGCTGTGCACCCTATCGGCAATCAATCTCGGTACGATCAACCTTAACAACCTCGAGGATATTGAGCGCCGCTGCGACTTGATTGTTCGCTCCCTTGACCAGTTGATCGATTATCAAGACTACCCGGTTGTTGCTGCAGAGAAATCAACCAAAGCACGTCGCCCGCTAGGGGTTGGGGTGGTCAATTACGCGTATTACCTCGCAAAGAACGGGTACAAGTATTCAGACCCGGGGGCGCTACGCTTCACACATGAAACATTCGAGGCCCTGTCGTACTACCTAATCAAGGCATCGGTTGAGCTTGCAAAAGAAAAGGGTAGATGCGAGTGGTTCCACGAAACCAAGTATGCGCAGGGACTACTCCCGATCGACACCTACAAAAAGGATGTAGACACGCTGTGCGATTCAACACTGAACCTTGACTGGGATACTCTCAGGGCGGAAATTGCTGAGCATGGCATGCGTAACAGTACGCTGATGGCCATCATGCCAGCAGAAACGTCCGCGCAAATTGTCAACGCGACAAACGGTATCGAACCGCCACGCGGCATCGTAACGGTCAAGGGCAGTAAGAATGCAAACGCACCACAGGTAGTTCCTGAGCCCGTTAAGCTTCGGAACAAGTACGAGTTCCAGTTCGATATGCCATCGAACGATGGGTACATCAAGCTAACGTGCATTATGCAGAAGTTTATGGATCAAGGTATTTCTGTAAACACTTACTACCAGCCATCGCGGTACCCCGACAAAAAGGTACCTATGTCCGAAATGCAGGGTGATCTCCTTACGATGTACAAATATGGTGTTAAGCAGGCATACTATCACAACACAGATGACAACTCATCGGACGGTGCAGATGAAGAGCCAACGCCGCTAGCAGATCTGAACCCCGAAGATGAAGAATGCCCATCTTGCGTACTATAAGGAACAACAATGAGCGTATTTTCTACAGAGAAAACAGATTTCACACGAGAGGCGATGTTTTTCGGCGCTGAGCCGAACATCGCCCGCTACGATGTTCAGAAGTATCCAATCTTCGAAGAGCTGACGGAGACGCAGCTACAGCAGTTCTGGCTTCCACCGGAGCATGACATCTCCAAGGACGCTCGTGATTTCAAGCGTCTCTCCGACCACGAGAAGCATTGCTTTCTCTCAAATCTCAAGTACCAGATCCTCTTAGATTCTGTGCAAGGGCGCTCTCCATCGATTGCGTTCCTGCCTTTTGTGTCGATTCCAGAGCTGGAAGTGTGCATCCAGGCGTGGGCATTCTTCGAGACCATCCATAGTCGTTCGTATACGTACATTATCAAGAATGTTGTTCCGAATCCGTCAGACGTATACGACGTGATTCTTGATGACGAGAACATCGTTGCCCGCGCTAGCGTGGTAACGCGGCACTACGACGAGTTTATCGAATACGGGAACTTGTACAAGATTCTTGGTTTCGGTGAGCACACCATCAACGGCAAGAAAGTCAGCATCACAAGTCGCGAACTAAAGCGCAAGCTGTACATGGCTCTGATTTCCGTATACATTCTAGAAGGGATCCGTTTCTACGTTTCCTTTGCATGCTCTTTCGCGTTTGCCCAGCAGGACAAGATGGAAGGCAATGCTAAGCAGATCGGCTTCATTGCACGCGACGAAGCACAGCATTTCGCTATTACCACCAACATCATTCGAATCTACCAACAAAAAGAGAATGACAAAGAGATGCTGGAAGTGATGGCAGAGTGTGAACCTGCTGTATACGAGCTGTTCGAGAATGCTGTGATGCAGGAGAAAGAGTGGGCTCAGTACCTGTTCAAAGACGGCTCGATGATCGGTCTCAATGCAGAGCTCCTGTCACAATACGTCGAATGGATGGCCAATAAGCGTATGCGGGGTATTGGTCTGAAGGGACCTTACAACCAACCTACTAATCCGCTCTCGTGGGTACAGTCGTGGTTGAACGGTAAGAAAAAGCAGGTTGCGCCGCAGGAAACAGAAATTCCCATGTACCTAGTGGGTGCTGTAGCGAATGATGTGAAAGAGGGCGCGTTTGAAAACTTCGAGTTGTAAATACACGCATGCTTCTCAACGAGCTTTTCAGCCCTGGCTCCGCAAAGAAAACTTGGAAACGCGTTAAAACTTCTCCGCGTTTCCAAGTTTACGCGTTCCCTGTCATCATTAACGGGAAAGATTCCAAGTACTATGTTACTTTTGATGGCAACCTAACGGTTGGTGAAGTTAGATTGCTTGGTATTGACGATTGGAAAGAGCACAGTATTTGGCAGATTGTATTTGGTCTTGAGATCGGCGGCGACGAGGATTCCTATCGCGAAGACATCTTTAATACTGGCGGTCAACATATTAAAGTGTTTGCATCTGTAATCGATATTGTTCGTGACTTTGTAAAGAGAAAGCAGCCCGATATCTTGTTCTTCACAGCTGAGGAACCGTCACGCGTAAAGCTGTATAATCGCTTAGCGAAGCAGTTAGCGAAGATGATGGGTGGCAAAGTTGTGAAAGATAGCTATCGCGGAACGGCCTACGTAGTGTATAGCGCTAAAGGACTGGAGATATAACATTCTAATGCTCCTTAACGAACTTTTCCAAGCCGATAGTAAGCGAATACTCAAGTGGAGATATGACGAAGACCACGTCAATGAAGTAATAGCTTCATTTGAGACTGCTGACGGTAAGCATGCTTATTCGCTAGCAATGGATGGTAACCCTGAAGGGCAATGGTGGGTGTCATTCGCGCACCTTGATGAAGATGGAGAACATTCCACAGATATCGTTCCTGTTGGGAGCAACGCCGTATCGGTGTTTGCAACTGTTCACGCCATCATCAGAGAGGTGTTGCGTAGGAAGCCTGTAAAAACTCTCGTGTTTAGTGCCAAGGAACCATCTCGTGTTAAGCTATACCGTAGAATGGTTAAGCAACTTACGTCGAATTTCGAGACAAAGAAAATCGGTGCCAACACATACTTCAAAGTTCGTGTAGCAGATTAAGCTCAAACGTCGTTGATCCCCCTTCAGTTGTGGTGTAGTATAAAAGTATAACCCTTTAAGAGGATACTACAATGAAACTACACGAGGTCGCCACCCCCGAGTATGTTCTGTACGTAGACCTGGATGGCGTCCTAGCCGATCTAACAACCTACGTTGAGGACCTTCTTGGAATTACCATCAAGACGCAGTCAGATGGTAACTGGCACAATGACGATGAGATCTGGGATGAGATCCGTAAACGGGACGGCGAACCGAATTTCCAAAACCTCCAACCGTTGTCAGATGCAATGGAACTTTGGAACTTCCTGAAGCCGTACAAGCCGCACATCCTGACTGCAACCGGTCATCCGGAAGAAGCGAACGCGAAGAAAAAGCGCGAGTGGGTCAAGCGACACCTGTCGGGATATGGTGAGGTGCACACTGTACCAAAGAGCAAGCTCAAGGCACAGTTTGCAGCACCCAATCACATCCTAATCGACGATCGCACCAAGTCGACCCGTCCGTGGAAGCAGGCGGGTGGCATTGCGATTCTGCACAAGAGTGCAGCTAAGACGATCGCGAAGCTCAAAGAACTAGGCTTCTAATTCGTCGTCTTCGTCTTCGTCGTGGCGGGTTTCAAACGCGAGCGTGTCTCCGTGAAGAATCTCGCCATGACGGACAAGATAGATAGCAAGTCCTTCAACGTCATCGACGTTCTCCATAATCCCTCGTTCTTGTAGAACGGACAGCCACTCATCGAAGATTAGATCGCCAGTTTCCTGGGACAGCACAGTGCATGCGTAATCGTTAGCGGTCGCGTGCCAGTCGTAAGTGTAGATAAACGTGCGCCCCTCGTCGAGGCGAGGATCGCCGTCTTGTACGTACGTGACGGTAGTAGTCATCGCCTCGTTGCTGATGGCTTCCTCGCTCAGAGGCGCGATATACGAGCGCACCGCAGCGCATACGACCATCTGTTGGGCAAAATCTAGGTCGCGATAGAAATTGTTTTCAAGGAGAGCCGCATGTGGTGAAGGGTATCCGTTGTACAGAGGACCCTCACTGCCTTCACACACCTCAATCGAACCTCCAAACGTTCTGTAGATTACCTCAATGGGGTTAGTAGACATTACGCTCCTCGCAGCAAGCCTACAGCTCGCGGTAGTAGGCTGATGATTTTATCAAGTGCAGCTTCAACCATGGCTGCGGTTTTCACGTCCTGCGCTGCAACACTCATGCGCTTGGTTTCGATTGTGTCTTCAACCAGTTCCTGAAACTCGTCGATAGTCATTTCGCCGCGTTCTACAGCGGCCGCTGATGAGATCACTAAGTGAGCAGTTTGCGCAACGTAGTGATTTGGGTCAGTTAGAAATGGTCGTAGTTCTTCTTTGAGCAGATCCATGATTATTTCCTCAATTTGGAGTTAGCTGCCTCAATCCCAATTTTAGCTTGCGCGACCATAACGTCGATCTTCGTTTCACAGTAAACCCGTGACGGTGTACCGTCGAGGTACCGATCGCGCAATTGAACCGAGTTGTTGTGCAGCTCGTCCACTATGCTAATCGTTGCCTCGTTGTTGGGACGGTATGTTACATAGTTCAACTGAAAGTGCAGGAGACGTTCGAGAGAATCAGCTGCTCTAGCCATTACGGATGGTTCGGGGTGCTGGCATAGATCTCGAGCTTGCTCAGCTGCTGTAATGAATTGCACGAAATTGGCGTATTCGGCCACATCAAACTTAGAACTGCTCAGATTTGCACAGCCCGACAACAGTGCAATTGTAAGGACTAGCGCTACAATTCTCATGACCGTATTTATACCAGTTTGGATCGATCGGCGTTTCGGTAGAAATCTTGCTCCATAGCGTCCCACTCCTGACATTGTTTGATATACTCGATTAGGATCTTTTTGCCAAACTGCTCTTCAAGTAGCATGGCAATCATCTTGTCCCTCGCGACGGCGAAGAAAGACCGCCCTCCTCTCAACACATTCCGACGATACGCCGTTCGTAGGTTGTCAGTGTCCATTGCCGTATACTCAGTCCATTGCGCTGAGATTTTGACGAACGGGTGGATATTAGGGTCAGTTTGGTCGATACCCATCTTTCTGGTACCTCTTCATAATTTCTTGCAGCTCTTCAGCATACACAAGTTTGCGTTCGTTTTCATCGTTCAGCAGTTGTTGGTATCGTGCCTCTCGCTCCAAGGCGCCGGCAAGTTTCGCTTCTGTCTTTTCCTTTTCCTCGATGGTGAAGCGGTACACGGGGAAGTTGGCAATGTAGTCTGTGTTGACGATTCCAATCTTCGACAGAAACTCGATCAGCTCGGCTCGTGCTTTAATCGTTACTGCTTTCGCACCGACCTTCTTCTCGATTGCAAGAAGAATATCCCGATATCGTTGAATCTCTTCTTGTACTTCGGCAAGGCGCTTTTCGTAACGAGTGTAGTACCACTGGAGGCGCCACTCCGTGAACGAACGGATCACTTCAACGGCGGTACTGGTACTCACAGTCTCACCATCGAGATCAATATACGTGAGATTCTCGTTTTCCTTCGCGATCATTTTAAGCATCGCGAGAAGACGACCATCAGTAAGCGCCTTGAGGTCGGAACGTTTGAACTTGATGATAATATCGATCACATCCTTCGAGTTGTCTTCGTAGTCAACAATCTTACCCTGCTCGATGAGCTTGTCGAGGTGCTCGACATACTTTTCGTGTGACGACCCGAAAGGCAGCGCTGTGACCTGAACGGTGGTAGTATTCACTCGCTCAAGTTTGCCTTGAAAGATAAACGAGTTCGCTTCAGCCACTACGCCCTTAGCGTTGAGTGGCGTAAATTCAGGTGTAACGTTTCGAGGCAGCCGACCACCATCTAGGACACTAAGTTGAACGTTAATGATGTCTCTGAGACTGCGTGGTAGGATGTTTGTCGCAAACCCAACCGCAATGCCAGATGTTGGGTTCAGGATGATGGTCGGCACAAGTGGAAGAAAGTGTACGGGCTCTTGTAGCGTCCCATCGTAGTTCTCTTGCATCGGCACGAGGTCGATGTCGGCAAACATCACATCTTTTGTGAACTCAGATACCTTGACACTGGTGTATCGTGCTGCACCATACGCTGATGGATTCAACAGAGTACCGAATGCACCCTGACCTTCGAACAGAGGAATGTTGTTGCCATATGGCGCCGCAAGTGTGTTGATAGCACCCTCTGGTGGAGCGTGGGGGTGCAACGGCAACGCCTTACCAGCGAGGGTTGCAGTCTTGTATTTGTGGCCATCGCGCGCCATCCACAACACGCGTCTTGCCGCGGCTTTGAGACCATCAGCAAGGAGTGGGATTGCACGCGATTGGAGCACGTACAAGGAGTACGCACGTCGCTGCCCATCAACGTACGTCGAGTCCTTTGTATTAGGATTGGTGGTAGTAGCGCGGCGTGTCAATGCTGATTCTCCGACTCTCGGCCATGTTGATCAGATCAATCAATCTTACCGGGGTATAATCCCACATTTCAACGTTCACGTTGATGTAATTGGGTTGTTTGGTTGGTTGTCGTGATACGTGCTCATGACCGTGTATGTTGAAAACCGTTGGCGGCAGATCGGGGTATGGGTAGTGTGACAAAAAGAACTGAAGCATCCCATCTTCAAATGCGATGTGCGGCACCTCGAAGTACGACGTCACGCACACATGGTCAAACGCCAGAGGGCGCAACCCATTCTTGTGAATGTCGTGGTTCCCAACAACCAGGATCTTACGATCGCCATTCATTCGCTCGAGAATAGCGTTAGCTCTATCGGTTGGGAGGAATGCAAAGTCGCCAACACAGATCCATGTGGCATCTGGAGGAACTACGGCATTGTGCCTACGGATTAATTCTTCCTGCATCTCATCGAGATCTGCAAACGGTCGCTCGCTGTAGTTAATGATGTTCTTATGACCAAAGTGATGATCGCTGGACACCCATGTGTCCCCGTATGTAAACGGGTAATCGCAGTCTTCGTCTGCGGAATGACCAAAATCCTGCAGACACAGCACAGGCCTGTTTTCGTGAATCCGTTTCCACGTCTCAGGCTTTCGAACACGATATCCGGCTTTACCTTTGTACTCGAGAAACGTTTCGCTTGTTAGCCACAGCATGAATGTTTCGTCGAACAGTTCACCAAGTAGTCTGTACGTCGGTATTTCGTTCATTACTTGGAGACTCGGTAAATTGTACGACCTGTTGTCAAGTCATGCTTCGTCCACACGCGATCGAACAAGACCAGATAGCGGTCTTGTGTAACCTTGAACCACACGAACGTTTCCGTCCATGTGGTATCTACAGTCTTCTCATTCAGTTTGAATTTCATCCAATTCTCCTCTAAGCCAATCGCGACGGACTTCTGCATCCTTTCCGAAAAGGATCTCTAGTGTTTGCTTCATGTTTCCGTCATCAACGATTGGTATCAAACTATTTGTTGATCCTTCAAGGATCATTTCCCAGTCCTGGCGCTCCATGCTACCAAGACCTTTGTAATACTGTACTTCCCAACCTTTATACTTAGACTTTTGAGCTTCATAGTCGGCTCGAGTCGAGAAGTGTACGCGGCGCTTGCCTTTAACCAAACACACGTTTGGTGCAACTAGTCGATGAATCACGGGGCGGTTCGGATCCAGCAGCTCTGGCCAGAATTGAAAGAAGAGGTTGATCAGCAACGTGAAGATATCATCACCATCGTAGTCAGAGTCAGTTGCAATCACGACTTTGCCATAACGCAAGTCGGCGGGATGCGCCCTCACCCCTGGCGTTAGCCCGATCGCTGCAAGTAGGTTAGTTACCTTACCCATCTGCAGTACCTGTGCAACCGTAGCGCCGTATACGTTGTTGATCTTACCCGTGAGAGGGAAGGTTGCGGTTGTTTGGGGCTGTCTCACTTCGGTGATCATGCTAGCAGCTGACAATCCTTCTGTAATCAGAATCTGACACCTAGAGCGGTCCTTGCCGGTTGCATCAATCAGTCCCGGAATCTTCTTACGGGTTTGCTTCTGGTGCTCCCTGACAGCTTTGCGGTTCGCACGAGCGTGAACGCGATCTACGGCACGCTCGAGCACAGCATCGAGCCACGGCTTGTTCTTTCGTGCAAACGCCTTCCACTGATCGCTGACCATTTTAGCCATCTGTACACGGAGCGATGGTCCCGTCATCCGTGTCTTAGACTGTGCATCGTACTCAGGGTTTGAAATCTTGATATCGCCAAAGATCAGTACGTTCTGGCGGATATCGTTTTTCGTCAGCTCAACTTTGTGTTTCTTTGCTGCTGGTTGCAGCGTTTGAATCACCGAATCGTAGAATGCGTTGAGGAACTGTGTGTTGCACGAGCCGCCATCGAAAAGCAGACTACTGTTCACCCACGTGAATACACGTTCGTCGAGGTTTTCGTGCACCCCGAACACAACATAGAAAGACATCTTGACCTTTCCGTCGTCGAACTCAAACGGGAAGTATGTTCCTTCCTTAGCTGTCATGCTCCTTACGACATCTTCAAGACCGCGCTTGAACTTGTATTTGCTGTCGTTGTAGTGAACCGTCAGGCCCGGATTGGTGAACGCGAGCTCAATAGCTCTGTTGTGCATTAGTCGAGGATCAACCGCCACATCCTCGAATACCTCTTCGTCAAGGGTAAATGATACGGTTGTTCCTGTGGTCTTGGCAGCAGATCGTTTGATTGTAGGCTTACCTACCTCGGCAGCTCCGTTTGTGAATGTCTGGGTGTATCGTTTCTTGTCGCGTTGAATTTCAACAACGAACTCACTACTACAGAAGTTCGTGCACGCGCTTCCAACGCCATTCTGGCCGATGACACCAGCTTCTTTGTCGTTTCCGAAGTTCCGACCAGCGCGTAGGCTACCAAGAGCCACTTCCGGTGTGTACAATCCACTTTCGTGCTTGTCAATGGGAATACCGCGACCGTTGTCAGAAATGCTGTACCATCCGGTCAGGGGACTTGCACCGATCTTGAGCACTTTGTCGGGGTTGTCTGTTTGCGCGAATTCGTCGATGGAGTTGTCGATGATCTCACCTACGGCCTTGAATACCGCTGGAACAAATTGCAGCGGTCTAACCTCAAACTTCCCATTGAGGAAAAGAGGTACTTCATATTCTGTGAGATGCATGTTGCCGAGGTAGATCTGCGTTCGGAGACGAACGTGATCGCGGTCTGTCAAGACTTCGATGTCTTTTCCGGTATATGCTTTAGTCATCTGGTGTGTATGTTCTCTTCAAAGTTAGACCCGCTTGTTGGAATACCCCAACGAAAGAGTAGAAGTATTTTCCGTGCACCGCGCAATCGTCAGGACGGTAGATCGCTTGATGCATGTGCACCATCTCATGTGCTAGCACATTGACAAACAGCTCAAGGCTGGTTTCAAGCTCCACCTGATGCAACCCAACAATATGCTTGTACTTTCGCCCGAATACCTGATGTTGATACCACCCAAGGTATTCGCCGCGACGATACAGCTTGAGTTTGCATGGTGGAAGCAACATACAATCAAACAGTGCGACGCTGAGATCGATCCACCAATGATAGACAAACTCAGGCGTTATGTCAATCTCATGCAACCCCTCTTCTTCGATAATCCTTGCGAGTTGGTTTCTTGTCATGGCAGTACAGACTCGTTTGTAGTTTGGCATCTAAGCCATTTGTTGTGTTCTGTACAATGGAGGTAAGAACGTATAGCTTCCCGTAAGTCTCGACCCCTTCGCCGATATCCTTAGCTTGACCAATATCTGGGAATGCAACCGACCAACCGTAGCTGATAGCTTGCAGTGCTCCCTTCTCGCCAGCGACTCGGTCCGGAATATAAACCTTTTCGCGGGGCGATCGGTTCAACCAGTATGCCTGCACCTCGGATATTTCGTTCCCGAGAATAGCAACACCATCAATTAACATCGCGTCAAAAATACCTTCAACGATGTATAGTGGTTGGTCTGTATTTTCGAAGAGCTTGTCGAACCCGAATAGAACTTTATTCTTTGCGGCACTTGGGCTCTCGTACTTCTTGGTCTTCTTTTCGGTCATGTCGCGACCTGTGTAAAATATCAGCTTTCCGTCCTTAAACACAGGGATAATCACACGCCCTACCCATTTCTGCGCTTGGTTGAGTAGCGTCTTGTGAACTTCTTTGGGCTGTCCGCTGAGATCGGGTATGCCCGTCGACAGCATGAACGGGTAACCGTTCGCATCGATACCTCGCTCCTCGAGGTACAACCTCGCCACTTCTGACCACGTATCATCGTTTAGCTCGTAGAAATGTGATGGCATTGGTAGCTCGTCAGGTTCACGTGAAACAGGCTTTTCGGTGCGCTTGTCGGTTTGGGGCCTATTGCCGAGTAAACTGAATCGAGCTCGGTTGATTTCATCTTCGGGCACGCCGAATGCGAGAAGAATTTGCTCGAAGTTATCAGAGAATGATTTCTGAGCGTCGGGGTTGAAAGAGGCCTTTGCACCGCAGTTAAAGCAATGATATCCAGCACCTCCGTTCTCAAACCGAAAGGCTGCCCGAGGTCCTTTCCTACCGTGGTCGTTGCAGACTTTGCAGAGTATTGGATACCAACCCTGTGCTGACGGGTTAGGGGGAAGCGGGATGTGAGAGCGAATTACTTGTTCGAGAGATACATCTTGCATCATCAAACAATACTATCACTTCTTAGGTTCAGACAACTCCTCAGCTTTCGCTGCCTCTTCGGTGTTTCTTTTCTCGTAGTATTCCTGTACTTTCTCAAGGCGATCGCGAATCTCTTCGTGCATTAGGTACAGATCGCCACCTTCCTTAATCTTCTTGATCTCACTCTTGGAGAGGAACGGTGTGCAGATAGTATCCATCAGTCGACTGTACCAACGCTCGGACGCATCAAGAGCAGCCTTTTGTTCGTGCCCCTTGCCCACAACAGCGCCAGAGTAATTATGGAACATCAGCATGCTGTGCTGGTATGCGTACATCTGGTGACCAGCTAAGAAGATCAGCGACCCCATTGAGCACACTTCGCCTTCGGCGTGTGTGCAAACCAGTGCTTCGGTATTCTCAATTGCTGTAATGATCTGAACGCCAGTAGATACAACACCACCGGGGGTATTCAGATGAATGTGCACTACATCGTTTTGCGATGCGGACCTGATTTCGTGAACCATTTCACAGTAATGCTCAGGCTCCTCAATCAATCCCGAGATGTAGAAATGGAGCTGACGTAGCGAGATACTATCTGTGTAAGCTCCATATGGTTTACGATCGCCGGGCACTAGCAGAGGAAGTGCTTGATCCTCTGTCTGTTTATTGGGCATGGGATATCCTTATTTCGAATCGTTTACTTGATTAACGACATCTTTTGCTGCACTAGAGAACTTATTCTGCACCCATTTCGCCCAGAACGGTTGAGGAATGTTCCAGCCAACGAACGCGCCAACAGCAACCCAGAATAGTGCATCCATCATTGTGCGTACCTCCTTGTGTGTGGTGTGTGTATTTATGCTAGTCGGATCAACGCGTAAACTGAACGATCTTAGAGTCGTTTTCGTTATTGCCGTCCCTATCGGCAACGTACATGTTATCCAAGTTGGGGCTGAACGATACGCCCACGGCCCTA